TTGATCCAAATTATATGGGTGGCCTACAAGTTGAAATTTTAAGACCCGTTGGTAACGAAGGCGGCGCCGAAGGAAATCTTGTTCAAGTAAAATACATGAGTCCCTTTGCTGGACAAACTAGTGTTGATTTTATAAATCAAAACAATGATTACAACGGCACACAAAAAAGTTACGGTATGTGGTTTGTACCTCCAGATGTAGGATCCACGGTCATGGTAATTTTCATTGATGGAGATCCTAAACGTGGTTTTTGGATAGGTTGTGTTGCTGATAATGATCAAAACTTTATGGTGCCCGGAGTTGCTGCAACAAAATACAATGTTGAAGGCAACTATACTAGATCTCCAGTAGCAGAATATAATAAAAAATTAGCAGGCGCTGCTGAATTAGATTCAACAAAAATTAAAAAACCTCAGCATCCGCTAACAGATAGACTAGTAGCACAGGGATTAATTAACGATGACATACGTGGTATAACAACCAGCAGTGCTCGTAGAGAAACACCAAGCACAGTATTTGGTATTAGTACACCTGGACCTGTGGATAAAAGATCTGGAGCTCCAAAAGGACGAGTTGGTAAGCTAGATAACCAAGTTAATTATTTTATCAGCAGACTAGGCGGCACAACATTTGTCATGGATGATGGAGATGATAAATTCCTTCGTAAAAAACCTGCAGGTGAAGCTGCTCCGGAGTATGCCAGTATTGCCAATGGTGAAACTACCGGACAGCCTGACATTCCCCACAACGAACTAGTGAGGATTCGTACCCGTACCGGACATCAGATACTGATGCATAATAGTGAAGATTTGATTTATATTGGTAATGCTCGTGGAACAACGTGGATTGAGCTTACTAGTAATGGTAAGATTGATATCTATGCAAAAGATAGTATTAGTGTACATACAGAAAACGATCTTAATTTTACTGCTGATAGAGATATTAATTTTAATGCTAAAGGCAACATTAATTTAAATGCAACAAACAATATTTTTGCAACCGCCACAAAAACTTTTAATATTAAAGCAGGCACAGATGGAAAAATTCAAGCAGTGGGCAATTTAAATTTAAAAAGTGCTCATCATATTGAGACTGCACCTAGAATTGACATGAATGGTCCAGCAGCCGCAGCCGCAGTTGCGGCCAAGATACCAGCTAGAGTTCCAACAGTTGAACCCTGGCCATATCATGAAAATTTAAATCCAACAGCATTTACTAAAGATAAAACCGTGGCAGTAGCACCGGCTACTCCGTCTCCGGCTACGCCTGCATTCTTTAAAAAGTATACTACAACAACTGACACATTTGAAAAGATCAGACCGCCGGATAATACTCCCCCGCCTGGAAATGCAACACCATTTGGTAACCGCCAAGGAAGATAATTATGACCACTAACGCTAACCTATATGAAAAAATTGTGCTTGTTCCTCCTTATCAAGCTACAGAAGTTCCAGGCACACGGACTTACAAAGGATTCAGCACAGTAAGTACTGCCAGCGAAAATTCTTCTTTATTTGACCTTGAATTAATTAAGCAAGATCTGCTTAACCACTTTCATGTACGACAAGGCGAACGATTAATGAATCCCACGTTTGGCACAGTTATATGGGATGCATTATTTGAACCGTTGACTGAAGAACTTAAACAAATAATTACAAAAAATGTCACAGATATTATTAACTATGACCCCCGCATAAAAGCGGATCAAGTTATTGTAACTGCCTATGAAAGCGGCATACAAATAGAGTGTACACTGACCTATTTGCCCTACAATATAAGCCAAAGTATGAGATTAAGTTTTGATCAAAGAAACGGATTATTGGCAGAGTAAAATACGCAGTTAACTATAACCGATAAATATTAAAACAGGAACAACTATGTCATCAACAGATAGACAAAATAGATTATTAGTAGCAGAAGATTGGAAAAAAGTATATCAGAGTTTCCGCAACGCTGACTTCCAAAGCTACGACTTTGAGAATCTACGTAGGACAATGATATCCTACATACGTCAAAATTATCCAGAAGATTATAACGACTACATTGAATCATCAGAATACCTTGCCCTAATAGATCTTATTGCATTTTTGGGCCAAAGCATAGCTTTCCGTGTTGATTTAAATGCCCGCGAAAACTTTTTAGAACTAGCAGAGCGCCGTGAAAGTGTTCTACGCCTAGCACGGTTATTAAGCTATAACGCCAAGCGTAATCAACCGGCAAACGGCCTATTAAAGTTTGCCAGTGTAAGGACTACTCAAGCAATTATAGACAGCAACGGCCGTAATATTGCTGGACAACTTGCTGTATGGAATGACCCTGCTAATTCAAATTGGTATGATCAGTTTATCAAGATTATCAATGCTGCATTATCACAATCTAATCAATATGGTAGTCCAGAAGATAAGGCTACAATATACGGTATTTTAACTGAACAATATCGTGTTCAGGGTGTTAATACTGATGTTCCTGTATATGCTTTTAACAAGCCTATTGACGGTAGGACTATGAGTTTTGAGTTAGTATCTACGGTGTTTTCCGGAGAAGATTATATCTATGAAGAAACTCCCCGTGTTGGAAATCATCTAGCATTTCTATACAGAGATGACGGACGCGGTGCAGCAAGTCCTAATTCAGGATTCTTCTTACAATTTCGTCAAGGTACATTAAATCAAGGTACATTTTCAATTACTCAGCCTAACAACAATGAGTCTATTGACATCGATGCTATTAACATTAATGACACAGATGTATGGTTACACCGTTTAGATAAAAACGGATTAGAATCAGAAGAATGGGCTAAAGTACCTAGCTTTGAAGGCAACAATGTTATCTATAATAGCCTTAAAAAGAATATTAAAAACATTTATGGTGTTGTTAGTCGTGTAGGCGATAGAGTTAGTCTAGCTTTTAGTGATGGTACATTTGGTAATTTACCATTAGGTACATTTAGAACTTACTATAGAACTAGTAACGGGTTGACCTATACAATTAATCCTAAAGATATGAGGGGTATCAGTGTTGATATTCCCTATGTTTCTAATGTAGGTCAACGAGAAACATTGACTATTACTTTAAATTTACAAACAACAGTTAACAACTCAGCTGCCACAGAAAGTAATGAGAACATCAAGGCAAATGCACCTGCAAATTATTACACACAAAATAGAATGATCACCGGCGAAGACTATAATATTAGTCCGTTGGCAATTAATCAAGACGTGTCAAAGATTAAAAGTGTAAACAGATCAAGCAGTGGCATTAGCAGATATTTTGATCTAAAAGATCCGACAGGAAAATACAGTTCAACAAACTTATTTGCTGACGACGGTATCCTATATAAACAAAATTATACAAGCGCATTTAACTTTACCTATTTGTCAAAGACAGATATTGAAGGGGTTATATACAACAAAGTTATTGATGCATTAAAGAATAAGAATTTAAGAAATTTTTATTATGAACGATATTCAGTTTTACCATACGATGGTCTAAATATTGATTGGCATCAAGTTACAAAAGAAACTAATGAATCAACGGGATATTTTCAATCAAGTGGAACTCCAATTAGATTAGGAGCTTATGCTACTAATAATTTAAAGCATGTACAAGTTGGTGCTCTTATCAAGTTCATAGCACTTTATGATTCAGTGACAAAAGCATTCACTCATTATTTTCAAACAGACAATAACAATAATCTAGCAGTGATACCTGCTACTGGAATTCCTCTAAATGGCTCTACCTCCATATGGGCATCAGTAGTTTCTGTTGCCGGCGACGGCACAGCAGCTACAACAACTGGTCTTGGACCTGTTATTTTAAATCAAGTAATACCAGGTGCTGCCCGTGTTTCTCAAGTAATTCCTAAGTGGCGTACAACACTAAGTTCAAATGTAGTGTTGACTATGGTAGATTTAATATTTGCCAATAAGCCATTTGGTTTAAGATACGCCATTGATACTTCTTCTTGGGAAATTATCTTTGAAACTAACTTAGATTCTAGATCAGACTTTAGTCTT